CCCGAAAAGTGCATGCGATGACGACCAGAGCGACACACTGGAAAACTCGACCAACTCATCGCGGAAGATCCGGTTCGTCCGCAAGTACGAACACGGACCAACAATCGGAGTCCCCCGACATCGGGACGATCAGGGAGAAGGACCCGTGGACGGACGTGGAAGTCCGCCTACTTGGGTTCTTAAGAGGCCGGCTGTATGGAGCCAAGCGAACGCCGGCGACGCCCCAGTCGTTAAATCTGCAGGGGCTCAACTGGTGCGCGAAGAACGAAGCGTACCTTGGGGAATACCAACATCCAGCCGCCATGTCGGCGTTGGTCGCGTCGTGCGTCAACACGGTGCTCCCGCCCAGTCTGGAGGAGGCAGGGCTGATGGGCGTTTATCAGTCCGAGGGAGCCCGTATTCGATCGTTGAACGACAGCCTGGAGGCCATGGGAGATCAGAGGATGGACCTCAGGTGGGTGCTCGGAGCAGCCGGAGCGATAACAGCAGTAGCCGGCGCGACAGTGGCCGCGACCAACTCGAAGTGGATCGGTGGTGCGCTCGGTGCTCTCGGTGTGGTTGGCGTGGGCGTTTACTCTTGGAGTAAGGCTCGCGATCTCCTCCGAGAGGCAAGATCAGCGCGTTGGTATTAGGACAGCCCGGTGCGAGTACCGGCCGTGTGCGCCAGCCCTAAGAAGATGGAGAGGGTGGCTGACTGGCACGGTACTCCACGACCGCCAGCATTTAAGGGCTGTGAATCTCACCGTCGCCTGATCAGGATCGTTCCACCGATCTATGGTCTATGGCACTGTTACACGCATTCCAACTGCGTGTGTAATGACACCATAGCGTGTATCAATCGGGTCGTTGGGGTAACACCTGAACCGACGGAAGCTGGGCTTAATAGGATTAAGCGAGCCATGCGCAAGCTTTGGCCCGTTCGACATCTTACTCCATTAAGTCTTGAGGAATCCCTCGCTACCTTCAAAGGATCGAAAGCCAAGATATATCAAAGGGCGTACGATTCCTTGTTGTTGGAGCCCGTGTCCGCTCGTGATGCGAAAGTGAAAGCCTTCGTTAAAGCGGAGAAGTTCAACCCCGATGAGAAGGAAAATCCTGATCCACGCATGATCCAGGCACGCAACCCACGTTATAACTTGTCGGTTGCTAAGTTCCTGAGACCCATAGAGCACGTTATCTATGCTCTTAAAGATCATGGGTTACCGGTTATCGCCAAGTGTCTTAACCCTAAACAACGAGCGGAGTTAATCAGGCAGAAGTGGTCATTGTTTGAAGACCCTGTCTGCTTCAGCTTGGATTGCTCTCGCTGGGATAAGCATGTTCATAGAAAAGTTCTTGATTTAGAACACGAATTTTTCTACTCATACTTCCCCCACCACCCGGAGTTTGCGCAGCTGTTGTTATGGCAGAAGCGTAATATATGCGTCACCAGTAATGGCGTTCGCTACGAGGTGAATGGAGGGAGGATGAGTGGCGATATGAACACGGCGTCAGGGAATTGTCTGGACATGGTGAGCATGGTTTACGGTGCCATGGAGGGCTTCGAATGCCACTTCGAAGTTATTGATGACGGCGACGATGTGCTGGTGCTGGTTGAAGCCAGCGATCTCGCGCGCGTGGCGGCGCGCCTACCGAAGCTTTTTCTCGAATATGGTCAGGAGCTGAAAGTGGAGAACATCGCAAGAGCATTGCAAGACATCGTCTTCTGCCAGTCTCGTATGACGTGGAATGGTAAGGAGTGGACGATGGCCCGAGATTGGAGAAAGGTTCTATCACAGTCCTGTTGCGGTACCAAGTACTGGAATGATCCCAACTGCATTCCAGGAATGATGGG